CGGAAACTGGCTCTCTGGCATTGGAAGCTTGTTGTTCTTTGGATCTTCTCAGCCAGTTTTACAACTGAGTAGTACTCTTCCTCTGAGATGTATTTCTTAGCCTCTGCTCTAACTTGCGGCAACTCAAACAGAGAAGCGTCAACGTACTCGGTGCGGAACTCATATCGAGTGTTAGGCTCTTCTTCAGAAGCAATAACCGGAGCAGTCGGGTTATTGGTGTTGAAGTTAGTGCCAGAGTAAACAACCGTCGCTTCGGAATACGGCCCATTCTCGGTGATCTGATACTTACCACCAGCGGTTACCCAACTCGCAGAAGCTATGCGGAGAGCGTCTTTGCTCCCACGGTAACGATAGGTGATCTGTCGTCCGGTTCCGTCTCCTCCGCTGTATTCTCGGGATACCTCAATGTATCCAGTTCCTACATCTGAAAGAAAATTATTGTTGGTCTTGATCGTCCCCATATCAATCCCGAGTGTTTTCCGCAGTCTTGCCGGTGTTCTTCACGATCTGACGAAGCTGCAACGTCTGCTCGATAGCTTGCTTGATAGCAGTGTCTTGAGCGGATTGGAAGCCAGTAAATCCACCAATTCGAGCGAGAGGATCTTGCCCTCCACCAAGCGAGAATCTCGGTCCTTTGACGGTCTCAAATTCTGGCTTTCCGATAGGTGGAGGGTTTGGACCTCCAAATTTCTGAGTTCTGTCAGCAGCAATAGCTTCTTGCGTTTTTCTTGCAAGAAACTCATCTGACTTTTGAAGCTCAATCCGTCTTTCTGCTCTACGAACTGCTCTTTGAGCGCGATCTGTAAATGATTCGGTTGGCTGAGTTATCCCCTTAAGAGCTTCAGCAGTGGCTGTTACTCCAGCAGCAATACCGGGAGCAGCGAGTGCTTTGATAATTCTCAACTGCTCATCAAGCAGAGTGTTAGCTTTAGCGAGAACATCAACATCATCTTTTGATATTAGAGTGCGATTTGAAGTTGTATTGTAATCAGCAAGAGCAGCACCAGCGGCTTTAAGGCTCAATCCGTACAATTGAGTCATTGCAGCAGTTGTTTCTGCTGACCTTCCAGAGTTCTTGTAAGCTTCAGCAACTTTGACTGCTCCATCAATTGTTGAGATTTGAGAGTCATACAACTGCTCAGTTGTAAATCCCAACGCTTTTAGAGTCTTGATAGCATCTTCATCACCTGAAGTTGCTTTTAATCTTATCTGTTCAAACTTGGATAGAACTGAGCCGAATTTGTCAAAGGTCACGCCAGTTTCACCGGCAAGAATCTGTAGCCTCTGAACTTGATCTGTCGTCAGATTGAGTTGTTCTGATAAATCTGAAATCTGATCAGCCGCTTGGATTACATTCTTTGTAAACGCTCCGATTGCAGCAACTGACAAAGCTGCCCCAAGCTTACCAGCCACAGCAGACTTAAAGCTAGATCCAAACCTCTCACCAACGCTCTGAGCGCGTTTCACGCCCATCTCAAACGCACTGGCATCAAGACCAAGTTTAACAAGTAGAGAAAGTACGCCCATATCAGTTTGAGTTCTGGCTTTGCCAAATGGCTTCGCTTTGGTCGTCCCACAACTCGACCTGACCCATCATCTCTGCGTGAGCTAGAATCAGCCTCTCAGCGTCACCAATGGGCATCTTGATAGCGTCATCGGGTCCAATGCCGATGTTGAGACAACCAACCAGAACCCGTTCCGGCCACGGCATGGCGGGACGCTTTGATTTGGTTCCAGCTTCCATCAACACTTCAGGAGCTGTTGATTGATCTTTCAGCCACAATTGGAACTTCTCGGATTCCGCCAGCAGATTGAGCTTGGCGATCCGCTTTCCCCATACCCACAAGACAAGATCCTTCCAGACTGACTTGATGGATCGAATGGATTCCAGCGGACACTGTGAGCAAACAACCACAGCCTCCACTAGATCACTCGAAGTAATCTCCCCACCAAGAACGTAAGGAGAACCCAACCGCTGCAAGAGAATTGCGTGTCCCACAGTGTAGGGAACAAGACGAACCCCAAGCACCGTTGGTGCTGGAGGTCCGGTCTCTGCGAGTATCTTTGCAAGATCGGCCACAGATTAGGGATTTAGATCAAAAACCGTAGCGTTACCAGCGAGTGACGGATACTTAGTGACAGTGACAGTAACCATGACTTTGCCGCTGCTGGTGAACTTAACGCTTCCACCACCGGAGTAAACGTAATCTCCATCAATGCTAACTCCACCAATGGTAACACCATCACTCGAAGCAATGGTGGCAGAGCCATTAACAGCAGGAAGACCAGCAGCAAGCTTGGATTGAGCAAATGTGCTTGCAGACGGGATAAACGTCACGTTGAGGCTGATCCGCTCATTAGCGGAGACTTGAGCGACGACTTCGCCATCAGAGTCTTTGATCTGCTCAACGTCGGCTTCATGGGTCGCGTCATAACTCTCAATAGTGGTGATTGCTCCACTTGTAAGAGCGACTCCAGCAGGAGTCTTTAGCGTTATCGTTCCTTTCGCTCCATAGACTAGAGCGAGTCCTTTTGAGTTTGCCATGTTGTTGGGTTGTTAAATTGCGTTTGCTGCTGCGAAAATTGTCATGGAGCGCGTGAAAGTTCTAGCTCTTTCGCTAGTGTCATTGATTCCGAAATCAGTCGGAACAGCGAATTGAGCGTTGAAACCTCCAGACGGATCTGTGTCGTCTGCGTTTAACTCCGAGATGTTACCGTCAACGTAGAGGTATTGCAGGAGATTTTCGAAGACTTGGACGACAGCGAGCAAGTGAGGCTCTGAGGTATCATCCGCGCTCAACTTGAGAACCGCCGAAACGTCTAGCTCGCAAGTGCGATCCAACGGATGAACCGGAACCGCAGTCGATGCGCGGACTACAATTCGCGGAAAGTCCGGCATACGGTCCTCAAGATCGGCATCCGCAAACGCTCCGTGTCCATAGCTAGTAAGGCAAGCAGGAGTCCCAAGCGGAGACGCTGACCAGTCTTGAGCGGCAAGCCAGTCAACCAAAGCACGTTCAGTGCGTAGAGCGACAGCGTTCATTTTACAACAACCCCATGTTTCTCAAGCACTTCTGCGGCTTCTTCCATCTTGGCTCGAATGTGGATCTCAAGCTCTTTCGCTTCGTCGTCGTAGGCTTGCTGCATCGCTTTCGCGTAGATCGAATTGACCTTTCCAATCTGGTTGTCAGCTAGACCGATGTTCATACGAACGTGCGAGTGTGGAGAGATGCCAGCCTTCGCGTTGTATGCGTAAGCGGACGACCCGCGATGAACCGAGACGTTTTCGGTTGGAAGACCGTATTGGTTAGCCAGATTCAGCAACGCTTGGTTGGCAGCAATTGATCGAACACCAGCGGAACCTTTGCGAGCGCGTCGAGTGCCTCCAAACTGCGTAAACGACGGAGAGAGCTTCTTGATGCCTTTGACGACGCAGGACTTAAGGTAACCAACGGAACCAGCAGCGCGACGACGCAAGCTTGCTGCGGCCTCCCGCATCTTCTCACCGTAAAGACCTTCCTTACCGGCTTTCTTGTTCTTGGCTTGAGCGATCAAGTGAACGACTCGCAATTCACGCGAGCGACCAACCAGCTTGCCGGTCTTCTTGTCGCGCCTACGCTCTCCAACCGGACGGTTGAAGTAATCCAAGATCTTGTTTCTTGCGGCTTGCGGTGACTTTGGCGGGAGCAAGCAATACAGCCGCAACAACAGATAAAACGTGCGAGCGTTGATTGCTTCAGCCAGCGACCTCTTGGTTCTCGGGAGGTACTCTCTCCAAGCAGCGGAAAAGCGGGTTGTATCGACGACGACGGTGGGAGTCATTTGGTTTTGGCTCCCAAGTCTAAAACGTAATACGCACCGGACCCATCCCGTCGAGCGGACATAATCCGCAGTTGTCGTCCGTCGTAGGTGACCAATCGGCCTACCACCGGAATCATCTTCCCAAACGTCAGCAGCAAGCGGTCAGTGTTCTCTTGAAGGATCAAGCTCCCGTTCTCCTGCAAGAGCCGGTCAGCGTTTGAGCCGACATCACAAGACCACACAGAAGCATCAACGGTTACAAGAGTCGAGTCAGCCAATCGCCAATCTGCAAGCTTAACCAGCAATCGGACTTGAACGTTATCTTGGAACCCACCAGAGATTACCGAGTTAGCGTCAGTGATTGCAGCCGGAAGGCAACGCACCAGCACTCCCTGCCAAAGAAACGACGGATTCCCCATCGCGCTCTGAAGCACAGACATCCCCAACTGGAGACTGGTGGCGATTAGGTTCACGCTGTGAAGTAAACACCGGAGACGACCAATCGTGAAGTAGCTTGAAGATGTGAAGCCATGCTGGAGGTATCTCCGTTTTCGTAGTGGCTTAACTCAGCGTACTGAGTCCCACCAACCGCAAGACCGATCACAGAGGTTTTGGCTTGATTGGTTGCGTTGTCCAACCAGACCGAGAGAGCAGCGTTGTAGGTAACCGCATCCGGCAATCCCAATCGGAGGTTTCCGGTCGCGCTTCCAGTCACCGAATTGATTGTCAGATCAACGGTAAAGGTCCCAATAAAACCAATTGCAGTCCGTCGAGCGGTGTTGACCGTAAAATCGAACGTGCGACCACCACCGGAGTCCGTCAGAGTAGGAACCCACGTTGTGGGAGCAGTCAGCGGTAGAGCGGCGTAAATCTCATCAAAGTTGGCGTTGGCTTTGATCCACGATCCGCGCAACGTGTCTCCGTTGTTGTCGTTTGCGGTTGATCCGACGTTGATAACTTGTTGTGACATATCAGTCTTTCGGCAATGCGTACCAACCTTCTGCAAGTGTTATACGGTTGCTAGAGCGCACCGGAGTGCCATCCGCACCTTTGACCCACACTCGCGCTTTAACGCTCTCAGCGAGCCTCACCGGCTCACCGTTGGGGACCATGACAACGCGAGTCTCACAGCCACAGCTACCCACCAGAGCGGTCAATGCGATCCAGCAACTTAGCTTTAAGCTCTTTGTCTGGTTTTGCATCTTCAACGGTGGGAGGGGTTTTAGCGAGACCAGTCAGCCACTTGAGAACAGCGGTGACGATCTGCTCAATGATGTTCACTCGGACTTCTTCTTGTCTGCGTCCTTCGCGGCAATCAGACCAAAGCCAACGGTCACGGCGGCAATGGTAGCAGCGAGATCAATGTTAGTCGTCGGGTCACCGTCAAAGAGAGCTTTGATGGCTCCACCAACGGCAACCATAATTGCACCAACGCCAGCGAGAGTAGTTTTCCAGTTCATTTCTTGAGAGCTTTCCAGAGTCCAATTGCGGCAGCGATAAAAGCCAACACAGCGGCTCCGAATTGAAACCACTGTGTTAGCTGTGGAAGTAGAGAGA